GCAAGAAGGACAACTTCTACTTCGGCACCAACCTCTTGACGGATCACGTCGAGGCTCGCTTCTTGGACTTGACCAACACCACTGGAGACGCCGTGACTCGCATCGCCATGTTGTTCGACGGAGGTACGCAGGTCGTTGACCACGACTCTTACTCAGTCTGGCGCCGCACCGCCTAATCATTAACCGAGGGAGGGGGGGCTTCGGCCTCCCCAACTTCACAAACCCCCAACAACAATGGCTTGTACATTAACAGTAACAGGACGTTCGCTCCCTTGCCGTGATGCCCTCGGAGGGGTGAAAAAGGTTTGGATTGCGCCGTTCACCGACGCCATGTGGTCCGACGTTTCTTCCGGAGAAATCCCTGACAGCGTGGCCGCGTTGACGTTGCACGACTATGTCTCCCCCAAGAACTCCTCTAGCCTGACGCAAACCGTCAACTCTAGCGTAGAGAACGGAACCGTCTTCTATACGCAGGTGCTGTCCTTGGTCCTCAACAAACCCGTCGCAGCCGACATCACCGAAGTACAAGAACTCGGAAAGGGTCGCCTGGCAATCGTGGTGCAGGACAACAACGACAACTACTTCGTCCTCGGACACACGCGAGGCTGTGAATTGACTGGAGGCTCCGTTGCTACAGGTACCGCCATCGGCGACCTTAACGGCTTCACCTTGGAGTTCACAGGCGAGGAGGGTATCCCTGCTCCATTCCTCGACGCCGACGGCTCTAACCTCACGTTCGATGTAACGACATAAGCCTCGGGCACTGCCTTAGGACCGTTATACAAAGGAGGGGGAGGGCGTTGGCTCTCCCCTTTTTTGCTTAAAGCATGATAACACTACGACCCAACCAAGGAGGCCAGAAGATTCTCTGCACGCCGTTTGAGGCGCGGAAGTTCCTGGCGTCCTTTACCGAATACCTCGTCGTGCTTCGTAACGACTCGAGCGAGGAGACCTACGCCTTCATCGCGAACGTCACCTACGACAACGAACGCTACTCGCAGTTCAGAATTTCCACGGCCCTCGACAACCCCACCGCCGGAAACATCCTTCTGACCGAGTCGGGGCTATACACCTACACCATCTACGGGCAGAACAGCGACAGCAACCTAGACCCCGACGACGCGTCGGTGGTAGGCACGTGCGAGCTGGGGCCGTGCCGTATCTTGTTTGACGGTCAAGCCTACGACTTCGACAACCCGACCATCCCGGACAACGTCATCTACTACGAATAACCATGGAACTCCTCAAGCTCAAAGAATACGTCGAGAGAAGCTACGCCGAACTACCCTCAAACCAAGGGTACGTGAACTACGGCGACGACAACCTCTTCCCCCAGTACCTCATCGACCTCTACAAGTCAAGCGCCACGCACAACGCGCTCTGCACTTCCATTGCCTACATGATATTTGGCGATGGTGTACAGGCCGACACGCTGGAAGCCCGCCTGAAGATTCAAGAGTGGGGCCTCGACGACGAGGTACGCAAGGCGTGTCTAGACCTTAAAATCCAAGGAGGCTTCGCCCTTGAGGTCGTCTACTCCATCGACCGCACTACTATTGCCAAGGTCCGGCACTGCCCCTTTGAAAACGTGCGAAGCGGAGAGGTAAACGAGGAGGAGAAGTGCGAGTTCTACTACTACTCCAAGGACTGGAGCGACAAGCGCCAGGAGCCGGAGGTCGTCAAGGCGTTTGATCCCGAGCAGAGCGTCGAGTACCCCGTCCAAATCCTGTACGTCAAGCCGTTCTCTCCCGGGTCGTACTACTATCCCAAGCCCGACTACATCGGCTCCATCGACTACATCGAGCTGGACAAGGAAATCGGCAAATACCACATCAACAATATCAAGAACGGCATGGCGCCGTCCTTCCACCTCGCCTTCAAAAACGGCACGCCGTCACAGGAGGAGCGTAGGAAGATTCGCAACGACGTGGAGAGGCAACTAGCCGGAGCGACAAACGCCGGAAAGTTCATCATGACCTTCTCGGACCAGCCGGACAGGAAGCCTGACTTCGACCCGTTTCCCCTTTCCGACGCTGACAAGCAGTACCAATTCCTTTCGACGGAGGTGTCTGATAAGATTATGATTGGACACCGCGTGGTGTCTTCTGCCATGTTCGGTGTGAAGACAGCCGGACAGCTTGGCAACACCCAAGAACTGGAGATTGCCAGCGAGCTGTTCGACAACCAAGTGGTAAAGCCTTACCAACGCATCCTCAAGGACGCCGTCTCGTCTATTTTGAACGCAGCCGGAACGCCTGCCGTGGTTTCCGTTGAGAAGGTAGACGAGGAAGAGGTGCCTACCGTTACCGCCGAGCTGTCCGAGGACAAGTTCAAGGCAAGCGAGGAGGTAGCCACGTGGCTCATCGACAAGGGCGAGGAAATGGACGAGGACGAGTGGGAACTCATCGACGAGAGGAAGGTCGACTACGAAACCGAGAATATGCAGGACGCCTTGTGGACGTTTGCACGTGCCATCCCCGGCAGTAGCGCCGAACGCTCTAGCCGTGGCGTCTCCGAGCAAGACAACGAACTCATCCGCGTCCGCTACGCCTACGCGCCGAAGGTGACAGGCAAGAACGGCAACCCCTCGCGCGACTTCTGCACCAAGATGGTGGGAGCCGGAAACCGCGTATGGAGGAAGGAGGATATAATCGAATCAGGCAACCGCGCTGTGAACCCCGGATGGGGGCCAAATGGGGTAGACAGGTACTCCACGTGGTTACACAAGGGCGGTGGGTCATGCCAGCATTACTGGCAGCGTCGTACCTACCTACGCAAGAACAACGAGCGCATCTCGGTGAACCAAGCCCGCGCCCTCATTCGTGAGGCCGGACTCGAACCGCTCGAAGTAAACGACCCTCTCGTCGCCAAGCGTCCACGCGACACACAGAACCGAGGCTTCCTCCCGTCAAACCAGGCAGCCAAGAACATCAAAACACCACGCTAAATGGCACTCACAGCAGAAGTTCTATTCGTCAACGCCGACTACCTCAAGCGCATCACCCCCATCAATGGAAGCGTAGAGGACCAAGTCCTCGCGCCTGCCATCATCTTGGCACAGGACAAGTACCTCCAGCAGTTCTTGGGGACGGACCTCTTGAACAAACTCAAGAACGACATCGCAGGAAGCGGGGTGTCGGGCGACTACGCCACCCTCCTCGACACCTACGTCCGCAAGGCTACGTGCTGGTGGACCATGGTGGAGGTTTTGCCTACGCTGTACGTCAAGCTCGACAACGGCGGGCTCGTTATCCGCACGTCAGACAGCACGGCTCCTATCTCACAAGCCGACCTGCACCGCGAGATTGAGAACGCACGGCAAAACGCCCAGTTCTACACCGCCCGCATGGTCGACTACCTATGCCAAAACTCAAGCCTCTTCCCGGAGTACAACAGCAACCAGTCACCCGACATGGCACCGGACAAGACGGTCTACTACCAAAACGGCATGACCATCTCCACGGGGACGAATCAGATAGATCCCGACCTCGCCCGGTACTTCTTCAGCGAATGACAAGAAAGCAGAATATCACACTCCTCAAGAACTGGCTAAATGAGAAGCGCCCTACTCCTAACCCTCTACCTCGTAAGCCACAACCTCCTAAGCCAGTGCGTAAGTTTTAACCCGTACTTCATGGGGTTGCCTGCCTTCCAAGCGGACCTCGTGGACGAAGAGGAGAAGACGCTGCCTATTGTCTTCCACGTGATGCACCTAGGCGAGCCCGTAGGGGAGGGGTCGAACATCACAGCCCAAAGGATACAGGAAACCCTCGCCGAGGTAAACGCGCAATTCCGCAAGGAGCCCGGAGGAAGTGGCGACGGCGAAGGAGTAGACACCAAGATAGACTTCTGCCTCGCGCAACGTGGCCCCGACGGGAGCCCGTCCAACGGCATCACACGCCACGACCTCTCGAACATCCCCGCGTTCGTAGCCGAGGGCATCGCAATCAGTAGCACGAGCGGAGGGGCACCGGACTTAGAGGTCAAGAGCATTGCGTGCTGGGACGTGGCGGAGTACGTCAACGTCTACGTGGTGCCGGAGATAGAAGGCAACAACGGAGGCGGAGGGATTCAAGGGTACGCCTACACCGGACCAACGGGGAACTGTTTGGACGGCGTGGTCATCCTGGCGAACCGCGTACAGATTACGCCGTTCACTCAGGGCAAGACCTTGACGCACGAGCTAGGCCACTACCTCAGCCTCCAGCATACCTTCTTCAACACGTTCTCGTGTGGCGCCGAGACGAACTGCGAGACGCAGGGCGACATGGTTTGCGACACGCCACCCACCACCCCGAACCAGTCGTGCGTCTCTCCCGATTGTGAGGGGGCCATGGTAACGAACTACATGGACTACACGAGCGACGCTTGCCGAGACGCCTTTACGCAGGGACAAGCCGAGCGTATGCACGCGCTTTTGCAGGGGCCTAGGAGCTCACTTCTTGACTCTCCGGGGTGTCTCCCTCCCGTCGACTACGACATCGCCTTAAACGGGCTAGAATACGAGCCGACCTTCTGCCAACAAACCCAAAACCTCACCGCCTACGTCGACGTGCTAGGCAACCTCGCGCTTGGTACCGCGTCCGTCGTCCTTGAAACCGGGGCAGGAACGTACAGCGAGGACGTCTACGACCTCCTTCCGGGGGATTCGTACACCGTCACCTTCGAGAACGTACCGCTAGACGGTGAGTTCTTGGTATCGCTTGTCAGTCCGCTCGACGAGTACCCCGCGAACGACACCCTCTCGGGCTTTGTGAGCTACGAACCGGGGGCGCTGTTTGCCATGGACCTCACGACGGGGTTCTTTGCTAGCGAGACGTCGTGGGTTTTGGAAGGACCGGACGGCGTAGTCCTTTCCGAGGACGGCTATCCAGCAGGGATCGTTGAGTACGGCTACGACGCTTGCCTCTTCCCGGGATGCTACACGCTTACCTTCTACGACGCAGGTGGCGACGGCATGCCCTACGGTGGCGAGCTGTCCGTAACCATCGACGGCGTCCCTGTGGAGACGGATATCTCCGGCGACTGGGAGAGCCGTGTCTTCGAGTTCTGCGTAAACGTAAGCGAGTGCCCCTACGACTTCGACGGAAACGGCATCGTAGGGAACGGCGACCTACTCCTCTTCTTGACTCAGTACGGCTGCACGTCGTTTTGTGAGTACGACCTCGACGGCGATGGCGCCGTAGACGTGAACGACCTGCTCGTCTTCCTCGGCGTATGGGGAAGCGAGTGTACCCCCGAGCCTTTCAACCTACCAACCCGCACCCTCCCAGCGGAGATACAAGTCTACGACCTCAGCGGGCGCCGAGT